CTGGATGAAGGACAACGCGCCGTGGGTAGATCGCACGGGCAACGCCCGGCAGACGCTGTACACAAAGGTTATCCCGGCGCTGGGTGAAATCGTGATCCTGCTGAGTCATGGCATGGACTACGGGATTTACCTGGAACTGAAAAACGCGGGCAGGTACGCGATCATCTCGCCCGCTATCGACCACTTCCTGCCGATCATCATGGCAGACATACAGAGGGCGCTATGAGTGCGCTAGAGACAGCAGTCAAGGCGAAGTTGGAGGCGGATACCGGGGCGGGGGGCGTGAAAACCCTGCTAACCGGCGGCCTCTACACGTTCGTCGGGACCGGGCGCAACGGCATCAGCCGCCAGACGACCAGCGCGGCGTTTGACGCCACCACGGGCATACTCAAGCCCTGCTGCGTGGTGAAAGAACGCGCGCTGAACCCGGACGGCGGGGCGCGGGATACCGGCGTGGCATCGTACCGGACGGTGGTGGAACTGTGGTTCTATGACGACAGCGACGCCGCCAGTACGACGATTGCCAGTGCCGCCGCGCGCGCCTTCGACGTGCTGGATGGCGTGATGATTGGCGATACCAAGTGGATTCCCCGCTGGATGGGGAATCCAGTGCAAAACGAACGCGACCGCGCGCTGGATAACGCGCTGGTGCTGCGATCTGACTACGATGTACGAGGGTTGTACTAGGAGGACCGATGACAATCAATGCGTATAAGTTCGGCCTCAATGACTGCAAGATTGCAACGTGGTCCAGCGCCGAGTCCTACGGGACGGCGGTGGATGTCGAGTCCATCCAGTTGATGGGCGTCGAGTTCAACACGGAGTCCGGGCAGTTAGAGGGCGACGACATCATCACCGACACCCACGCCAAAGCGCAATCGGTGACGGTGCGGCTGCGGTTCGGTTTCAAGGACCTGGATGTGGTGGAAATCCTGACGGGCGTCACCAACACCGAAAGCGCGCCCAACAGCGAAAGCATGGTCTTTGGCCGGGACAACATGCCGTACTTCGCCATTTGCGGGCGCGTGGACGCGACCGAGGGCGGCGGGGATATGCACATCTTCATCCCGAAGTGCAAGCTGATGGAAGGCTTCGGGCTGTCGATGGAAAAGGGCAGCTACGTCACCCCGGAAATCACGGCGATGGCGGTCTACGAGGGCACGACGTATGGCATGGCGAAAGTCATCCAGCACGCGACAGCAGCCGCCGTGACCATCCCGCCCACGTAAGGAGACGACATGACCGACCTGCACGTTTCGAGTGGTCGGGCGTGGCGCGAGAAAGTCCGGGAGGGCGTTGTGCTGCAACTCCCTTCCGGCTTCGTCGCCCGCGTCCGTGGTATCCAACCGGACACACTGGTCCGGCTGGGGCGGATTCCCGATGCGCTGACGCCGGTAATCGCGTCGATTATGGACGGCAGCGCAGAGAATACGGGCGACCTGTCCTCAATGGACGACTTGAAGAACTACGCTGAACTGGTGAATGCCATCTGCATCAGCGCGATGGTAGACCCGCGCGTGGTGGACGACCCGCAAGCCGACGACGAGATCGACATTGACACGCTGGAATGGGCGGACAAGGTGTTTCTCGCCAGCATCGTGGGGGCAACGACGAAACAACTCGAATTATTTCGTCGCGAACAAACGGGCGATGTGGACACTGTGGACCCTGCAAACGGACACCGACCGGCCCGCAAGCGAAATCGTAAAGCTGCGCCAGTGGGTGACTGAACGCACCGGCTTTGATGGCTGGTGGGAGGCGCTGCAGTTGGACCGCGCCGTGTCGTGGTTCGGGCGCTACGTGGAATCCAAGCTGCACGAGACGGACAAGAAGGGCAATCCGCGTTACCAGCTGGAGGATGTGCTGGCAGATGAACAGGTGAACAGCGTAGAGGGGATTCAGGCGTTGGCGGCTATGTTTGGGGTGATTAAGCGGTAATGGGCTTCAATCCAGGTGATACGGTCAATCTCCCCAGCGGGGGAACTGCCACACGCGGGGCGCTTTTTCCCCAACTGTATGGTGGTTCATCTTCGGGCGGCATCGCGCAGGGACAAATCCGCATCGACACGCGCAGCCTGGCGCAGTCGCGAGCCGTGGTGGTCCGCGAAGCGCAGATCATGGGCGACGCGATTAAGCGCAACGTGGGCGACGGCACGCAGCAAGGCGTTGAAACGGCCAACCGCGCGCTGGCCTCGCTGCGCCAGTCGTTCGCGTCCGTGCAGCAGTCCGCCGCCCTGATCGCCGCGACCCTGACCACGCTGGGCGTGCGGTCGGCGCAGAACGTCAAGGTGCTGCAGGCGCGGTTCCGGCTGTTGGCGGGCAGCGAGGAAGAAGCCACCGAAAAGCTGGAAGAACTGCGCGACCTGGCCGACCGCACTGGGCAGCCGTTCCTGGACCTGGTAGAAGGCGCAACGGCCATCATGCCCGCGCTGCGCGGCACCAATGCGGACCTATCCAAAACGCTGACGCTGGTGCAGCGACTGGCGGTGATGGACCCGGCGCAGGGCGTGACGGGCGCGGCGTTCGCCATGCGCGAGTTCCTGAACGAAGAATATATCTCGATGGTGCGCCGGTTGGAGTTCGACCGCCAGCGCCTGCGCGAAATCCTGGATGAAGCCGACGGGGATGTGGCAAAGGCCATCGAAGGGCTGGATGAGTACGTCGCGGAGTTGGGGCTGGGCGAAGAACAGCTGATGGAGTTCGGGCGGTCGGGCGCGAATGCGTTCGCCATTCTGCGCAGCGAGGGCACGGAAACGCTGGCGGAGTTCTTCTCGCCGTTCCTGAATGACGTGCTGGTGCCCCTGGTGCGCACCTTTGCCGACTTCCTGCGCCAATTGCGCGCCACGAACCCGGAGTTACAGAAGTTCATCGGCATCGCCACGGGCCTCAGTGCGGTGTCGGTCCTGGCCCAGCGCGGCCTGCCGCTAATCGGGCAGATTCCCGGCGGGGCGATGATCGGCAAGCTGGGCGTCACGGCGGCGGCGGGGTACATCGGCGGGGAGATCGGCGTGGCAGGCGCGCGCGGGCTGGGCAAGCTGGGCGTGCCCGGCTTCGAGGGCTTTGCTGAGGCGTCTCAGGAAGAGGCGCGCCATATCATCGTGGAGACGCTGAAACAGGTGGCCGTCATCATCTTCGATGCCTTTGTCGAAGTGGCGAAGTCCATCGTGCAGGCGGGCATGTACCTGAAGAACGCCTGGGAACTCGTCAAGGCGGCGTTTGGCCTGGGCGTATCCTACATGCGCAACGCATTCGCCTCCGTGGTGGACATCCTGGCGGGCGCGGCGGCGGGCATCGTGACTGCCATCGCGGGGCTGCTGCGCGGCCTGGACGAGATCGACCTGGGCTGGTTTGGGAATATCGAAACCGGCGCGGGCAAGACCGCCGAAGAAATGGAAAAACTGGCGAGTTCCATCCGGGGTGCGGGCGACTCGATGCGCATTTCCGAAAGCCAGATGCAGGGCTACACCAAAACGCTGCGCCGGGGGATCGAACTCACGCCCCAGCAGATTGAAAAGATGGAAGGCTTAAATACCATCGGTGACGAACTGGTCCTGACGTTTGCCGAGACGGTGGGCGCGGTCGAGGAGGCGGAGGCAGCGGTGCACCGCTTCGTCAGGGCTGCGCAACTGGTTACGTCCATCCCCCAGCGCGATGAACCGAAGGGGCTGACGTTTGACGAGGACGCGAAAGCCGCCTGGCTGGACTTCCAGGACGACATGGCGGAACTTGCCCGGAACACCAACGACCAACTGCTGGACGAAACGCGCCAGTTTGAAGCCCGGCGTGCGGAGATTATCAAGACATACCAGCAGCAGGTATTGGACATCATGGAAGAAGACGCTATCCGCTACCAGCGCGCGCTGCAGAACGCCCGCGACCGTGAGGCGGAGATTCGCGCGAACCTGGCCGAATCCCTGGCAGACGCTGAGGTGGACAACCGCGAGAAGGTCAACGACCTGCTGGAACGGTACCGCGACGACGACGAACGCGCGACGGAAACCCACCTGCGCCGCCTGCGCGACATCCAGCGCGACGGGCGCGAACAGGTTCTGCGCGCCGCCATGAAGCTGGACGCGGTGGCGCTGTGGGAGGCGCAGCGGTCCACGAAGATCAAGGTCGAGGACGAAAAGGACGCCTACGAACGCGAACGCGAAGACCGCCAGGAGGCGCTGGACAAGGCGCTGCGCCTGGAAATGGAATCCTACGACGAACGCCTGCAAGCGCAGCGGGCCGCCGCCGACAAAAGCATCACCCAGCTATGGGAACGGTTCAGGAAAGAGGAACAATTGCAGCGCGAGGACATGGCGCGGCGTCTTAGCCAGATGCGCCGGGACCACGCCCAGCAACTGAACGAACTGAGAAGCCAGCACTACCAGCGCATGGGGCAAATCCGGCAGGAGGGGCAGGAAGAACGCCGCCAGCGCCAGATGGACTTTATCAACACCATGAACGAAATCCAGCGGCTGGCGGGCGTGCACCAGGCCAACCTGATCAGCATCGCGCAGCGCGGCGAGGCGCTGATCGAGGGCGATTTCCGGGCCTGGTGGAACCGGATGCAAACCGTTGTCAATCCCGGCGCGGCCATCGGGCAGGCGCTGATGAACCTGGGCAGCGGCAGCCGCGATGTGGGCGGGCGCGTGTTCCAGACGGGCATGATGCGCTTGCGGCAAGGTGAGGAAGTCATCTCCGCCGGGTTCGCCAACACGCTGCGCCGCATGATGGGCGGCGAAGTCTCCCAGCCCAGCCTGGTGGCAGCGGGCGCCGGGGGGGGGGGTGCGGGAGGGCGCAACGGGGCAGGGGGCGGGGGTACCATGCCGCTGGTGCACTGGACGGGAAATATTGTGGTCAACGGCGCGGGCGAACCGCAGACGGTGGCCCAGCGCGTGCGCGACGAGTTGTATAAGCTGTTCCAGGAGATGGGCGGATGACGTACCAAATCGCAACCGGACACGACAACGCGGCGGGTTTGGCCGACGTGACGCCGCAGCCCGCCTCACCCGGCATCCTGTACCCGCGCCGCATCTATGCCGCGTCGGGCGACGTGTACGAGGACGGCACGCCTTACACGCTGTGGGTCTACAGCGACATCATCACGGCGGACCAATATACCGCGCTGCTGACCGCCTTCGGGCTGGCGTCTGCTGTGTCCGCGCTGGTGACGGTGCGCACGGTAGCGGGCGAAGACCGCACGACGTTTGCCAACTACAACGCGCGAGTGATCAAGCCCCGCAACGGTGACACAGCGAAGTTTGCCAACGGATTCTGGCATGACGTGGTGTTCGTGATCCGCGAGTTGGAGGCGCTGTAATGGCAACCTGGCGCGACCATCCGCAGTGGCAGCGGGGGTATCTGTGGGTTCATAAGCCGACCGTGGTGTTTGCGGCAGAACTGCATTACACCAATACCACCACGTATGGCAAGAACGCCACGAATACCAACATCTGGAATTACCTGTTCTTCCAGAACGTCACCACGGGGTCTAACGACGCCTCGGAAGTGCTGGAAGGCATGACGCTGCTGCTGGGCACCACGCCGGGCGCGTATGACCTGGGCCGCGTGCGCGTCAAGCAGGTGGTGAACGTCAACCCGCCGAATGCGTATGGCCTAAAAATATGGGCGTCCAACAACATCCACGACGGCGAGGTGTTCCCCGCCAGCACCGCGTATATCACGGTGTTGGACCAGTACCTGCCGTGGTTCAAGCCGCCCTACTACGGCGTCGCGTCCGGGTATGTGGACGGCGACCTAGGACCGGGCGGGGCGACGCACAGCCAGTTCCCGATTGCCAACGCCGGGCCGGGCGTGGTGGCCGAGAGTGTGACGGCGCTGGCCGAACTGGATTACTCCGGCGGCACGGCGGCGGCGTCGTCTGAGGCTGGGCCTCTCTGGGCAGCGGGCAAGGCATTTGACAACAGAACGGGGTCTTACTGGAAATCGGACACGTCCGGCGGCCCGTGGTGGCTGACCTACGAGTTCACCGGGGCCGTCACCGTGACGGAGTACAGTATTTATGGGCGACAATCTGACTTAATCAGCCCGTCCGCCTGGACGTTCGAGGGCTGGGACGGGGCGAATTACGTCACGCTGGATACGCAGCCGAACGTGGCATGGACGCACGGTGACGGGTATGAGGAACTGTCGTTTCCCATTGCCACGCCGGGCAGTTATAGCAAATACCGCCTGTCTATCACGGCGGACGCGGGCGGCTATAACCAGGTCCTGATCCGGGAACTGAACCTCAAGGGCATGGTGACGACGCCCCCGACGATAGCCTTTTCCGGCGCGGACAGCTACGCCACCGCCTATGACGCCGTGCTGGGCGCGTATGGGGCGGACTTCACGGGGGACGCCCTTACCGTATCCGCCTCATCCGAGTATGGCGTGTATGTGGCCGAGAACGCGATAGACGACGACACCGGCACGTCCTGGCGGGCCTCTACCGATGCCAACGAAACGCTGCAAGTCATCTTTGCCGCCAACCGGAAGCCGCGCAAGATCACCATCACGCCCGTCACCACGCTGACCGCGCCGAAGGACTT